AACCAGAAGAGAGTCTACCAACATTTAGATTAAAAAATAATTTAGAAAATTTTTGTTACAACACAAGAGTTAGTAAAGACAAGAAAAAAATATTATTAGGAAGACCATATGAAGATGATACTGCAATAAGATTTACTTTTAACGACTTTTTTAAATATTTAAAAGCAGATGATTGGAATATAACATCAGATCTTACCCATCAAATGTTAAAAAAAATACCTGGAGTAGCGAGAGAAAAATTTCATATTAAAGAAGGTGTAAAAAGATGGGTATATGTTGTTAACAAAGAAAAATTTGAAGAGGAGCCAGAGGTAAAACAAGATGTTCCTAACTTCTCTAACAATGAAAGTGCATTTTAATGATAGATAAATATTATCCATATCAACAAAGATATAAAATATTAGGTGGGCCTGGTTGTGGTAAAACAACAAAAATTTTAAATATATTAGCTAACTACATTAAAGGTGGGTTAAAACCTGAGCAAGCACTACTAATAGGTTTTGCAAGAGCCACCGTAAAAACTTTACAAGATAGAGTTGTAGAACAAAAACTACTCACTGAAAAAGAATCAGAGTCAATAACCACCATACATAAATTTTGTAAAGATAGAATAGGTGGAGGAGATGTTTTTAATACTGATGCTAAAAAATCTTTTAAAAAAAAGTACATGACTGATCCAGATAAATGGGTCATGTTAGATGATGAAGAATACGACAGCCAAGATGAGATTGCAGCATTATGGTCTGAGAATCAAGACAAGAAACTTTTTATTTATTATGATATTATTAACAAAGCATTACATGAATATGGTTATGATAAAAATAAAAAATACGGAGAAGATGAATTAGATAAAATATTAAATTGGTTTGGAGAAAGTGAAAACCATAAATACAAAAACGTACACACAGAACAATTAATATATTTTTACAATTGTTTTAAAAATTTTAAAAGTCAAAATGGAATGATTGACTTTGATGATATGTTAATAAAAGCTTTGTACCCAACGGTTGAGTTTCCAAAATACGAGGTGGTATTAGTGGACGAGGCACAAGATTTGTCTAAATTAGAGTGGGAGGTCATATCTAAGATAGCTAGAAAAACTAGAGATTTATATTTAGTTGGAGATGACGATCAAGCGATCTACGGATGGAAAGGATCTAATGTTAGAATATTTCAAAAATGGCCTTGTAGAAAAGAAAACGTTACACGTTTAGAAAGAACACATAGATTACCTGGTAAAATATATGACTTTGCTATTTCGATAAGAGATCAAATAAAAACTAGATTAGGTAATGAATTTTTTTGTAAAAAAAGAATTGAAACAGAAGAGGAAGGATCTATTGATTACGTATATGGTTTGGATGAAATTGAAAATATAGGACCAGAGTCTGAAGTAATTTTTTGTGCTAGAGCTAAGAATCTTTGTCGTCCATATGCATTTTTTTTAAAACATAAGGGTCTAGCATTTTTAGAAAAATCACAAAGTCTAGACGAAAGAGGTAAGTTTACAAGTTCTTTTCCGGATAATTGTAGAAAAGTAATAGAGTCTTGGAATACTTTACAAGAGGGAGGTTCAATAAAAGGAAAACATTATATCAATATGGTAAAAAATATAAAGAAAGAATTTATATCTGATCGTAAAAAAACCGCACTTACAAATAAAGACACATCTTTTCCAGAACTATATAGTGATGAACTTTTTTCTTACGAAGAATTAAAAGAAAAATATTATTTAAATTGTCCAAAAGAAAAAATTTGGCATGAAATATTTTGGTTTGATACAACAAGAGTTATAAGCCATAAAAAACCAAAAGCATTATTTGAAGACAGGATAGATTTTAACGATTATTTAAAAAGATGTTGGGAAAAAAATCCTACACTAGAAACTAAAATTATCGTTTCAACTATTCATGGAGTCAAAGGTATGGAGGCTGATAAAGTTGTGATAGGTGTTGAGTGGGGTTATTCATTAGATGCTTATTTGTTAGGCGATGATAGAAAAGAGGATGAGGAGTTAAGAGTTTGTTACGTCGGTGTTACAAGATGTAAAAATAATTTATATCTTTTTGAAATACCAGGTGAATACAAAAAACCATTTCCCTTGTTACAAAACTATATCAAGAGTACAAAAAAAGAAAAGGAGTCAAAGGTCGATAATAATTTTTATAAGCTCATAGAACAAATGCAAAGAGAAGTTTATGAAAATAATTTGTTACCTGAACATGAAAAATAAAAGGAGAGTAAAAAATGACATCAAAAGATATATTTAAAAAATCAACATATAAATCATTACAAGAGCAGGTAGGAGGAAAACATTATCACTCTATGAAGATTCAACCAGCAGAGTTTATAAACGAGAACAAGTTGCTTTTTGCAGAAGGGAATGCTATAAAGTATATCTGCAGGCACTCTGTGAAAGGGAAGGAAGAAGATATTAAGAAAGCAATTCACTATTTAGAAATGATATTAGAGAGAGATTACTCATGATACAAAAACCTTTATTTACACCGCAGTCAGAATGGTTTCCACCAGATGATTTTCCGGACTTATCAAAGTATAATGAAATATCTATTGACTTAGAAACAAAAGATCCTGATTTAAAAACAAAAGGATCTTCTTCAATGAGAGGACAAGGTGATGTGGTTGGTATTGCTGTAGCAGTTAAAGACTGGTCTGGATATTATCCAATTGCTCATGAATCTGGACCAAACTTAGAACGTAAAAAAGTTCTTGGTTGGTTTCAAGATGTTTTAAAAACAGAGGCAAATAAAATATTTCACAATGCAATATATGATTTGTGTTGGATTCATAGATTAGGGCTCACGGTCCACGGAACAATTATTGATACGATGATTATGACATCACTTGTAGATGAAAATAGGTTTAGGTATGATTTAAATTCTGTGTCTCAAGATTACACGGGTATGGGCAAGAGTGAAAGCGCACTACAAGACGCAGCAAAAGAATGGGGTGTAGATGCTAAATCAGAGATGTATAAATTACCTGCAATGTACGTGGGTGAGTATGCTGAAAAAGATGCAGAAATAACTTTAGCTTTGTGGCAAGAACTTAAAAAACAAATTGAGTATCAAGATTTACAATCGATAGTAAATTTAGAACAAGAAGTCTTACCATGCATTTTAGATATGAAAATAAAAGGTGTAAGAATTAGTGAATCACAAGTTGATCAATTAGATAACCAATTAAAAAAATCATACGATCATTACATAAAAAGAATACATGAGGATACAGGTATTTATCCTGAAGTATGGGCTGCAAAAAGTATTGAATTTGTGTGTAATAAATTAGGTATCGATGATTTTGATAGGACAGAAAAAACAAAAAAACCTTCTTTTACAAAAAATTATTTAAAGAAACACAAAAACCCTGTGCTACGAGCAATCGCTAGTGCAAGAGAATTAGATAAATTACGTAATACATTTTTAGATTCTATTAAAAATTATGTTTATAAAGGTCGTATACACGCTGACATACACCAATTAAGAGGAGACTTTGGAGGAACCATTACAGGTAGACTTTCTTATTCTAACCCTAATTTGCAACAATTACCTAATTATACTAGATTAGGTATGGGTATTAGGTCTATATTTATGCCCGAGGAGGGCCATAGATGGGGTTGTTTTGATTATTCTCAGCAAGAGCCTAGGTTGGTAGTGCATTATGCCTTAGCTACTTTAGGAACAACAGGAGTAGCCTCTATCGCAGATGCATACGAAAAAGGTGAAGCAGACTTTCATTCAATGGTTGCGAAGATAGCTGATATACCTAGATCACAAGCTAAAACAATTAATCTTGGTTTATTCTATGGTATGGGTAGAGCTAAATTACAAGGTCAATTAGGTGTAACAGAAGAAAGAGCAAAAGAGCTTTTAGCTACATATCATGCACGTGTGCCTTTTGTAAAACAACTTATATACCACACCATGGATAGAGCACAACAAAGGGGTTGGATTAGAACCATACTTGGTAGAAAGTGTAGATTTGAGATGTGGGAACCAACTACGTTTGGTATGCATAAACCCCAGACTTTTGAAGAAGCGTCATTGGAACACGGATCACGGAACATTAAAAGAGCATTTACATACAAATCTTTAAACAAATTAATTCAAGGTAGTGCCGCTGACATGACAAAAAAAGCCATGGTAGATTTAAGAAAAGAAGGTCTGCTACCAATGATACAATTACATGATGAGTTAAATATATCCTTTGAAAGTAAACAACAAGCTGATAGAATAAAAGAGATTATGGAACAAGCTGTTCCTCTAAAGATACCTAACAAGGTTGACTTCGAAGATGGAGAATGTTGGGGTGATATCGTAAATAATGAGGAGGAGTTTGTAGATGAGGATTTTTGATGGCTTATTTAAATGCAAACATACCACCAACTTATGCACAGATAAGAAGAGAATATTTATATGATCTCAAAAAACACCATGGAGAAGTTGAAGACTGCATTGTCTTTGGTATTAGTGCTCTTACAGGTCGTAGCATTTTATTCCATGCTATTATGGAAAATGGTGCGATCTTCTATAGATTACCTATTACAGCGTTTATTCAAAGAGGATTTAAACCCGAGGATGTACCCATACGAAGACTTGTTCT